GGACCACAGAAGCCGGGATACGACGGCATTAGAACAACCCTCCTCGAAATTGGCTATTCGTCATCGTCCGGCTTCGTCGCGTCAGTGACGGATCAATCGGCACCTCGCGTATCCGCACATTGGCACGCTTAATGCGTAGCATCGAACTCGATGCTTGCTGGCGGAGGTCCGGCGATACGGGTATCCCATAAAAGGGAGCCAGTTCGACGGCCAGATTGCTCCGAATGGCCCGTTCATACCCCGGCGGAAAGGTATAGGCGGTACTCAGGTCGGCAAACTCGGTGAGGGGTGTCGGCAGATACAGGACCAGTTGTGTCGTGCCGACATTCGGCACCGGCCAGACGGAAATATTCCCCAGTCCCGCTGCCCAGTCATGGTCAAACCAGATGCCCTGAATTAGCCCCGATTGGAGCGTCTTTTGAGCAATTCCCGCATACTCGTCGTCCGAAAACAGTTGGCGTGGCGCTTCCACCGGCGTACTGGACCCCGTATCCAGAATGAGGCCAACATTCTCGATCCAAATCGGACGAGCCACGTTGATGGTCCCCCCGCTGCCAATCGTATAGCTGGACGTCCCACTCGCTAGCGTATGGGTCTGACGCTTCACCGTGTAAATGGTGTTGCGCTGAATCCCTAACTGGTCAATCCACTCGTTGAGGACGTTAAGAGCCAACGCTGCATCCTCACTGGAGATAGTATCAATCGCTCCGGCTACCCCGATAGACTGGAGGGCGCGTGTGGCGAAGTCATTCGCACTGGGCATTAGTGTGCGCCTCCCGTACTCGCGGCGAGGAATGTCGCGTTGGCACTCCCTGATGTATAGGCGCTCACCCGCGCCTGCACCAGTCGATAGCCTGCGACATTCGCCCTCCACGCACCAGCAGCCGTCGCAGAGGACGCCGCCGTCGCACTATTCGACGGGAGCATATTCAAGGCGACAAAAGTTTCCCCATCGACCGACGCTTCAAATTGTACCGTCAGGGTAAAGGTGCCGGACAGTTGCAATCCCACCGCCCCTAAGCCTCGGACATCAAACTTCAGGACGTCGCCATTGGCGTCAAAGATACTATCGGCTATCGGCGCGGCGAGACTCATGATCCACCTTGCAGGATCGACTTCACCCGGTCTTTCACCGCCCCACGGAACTCGTCTTCCGTCAGACCGAGTTGGACAGCCACTTCCGCAATCAACGCCTGAATTCCCGGACTGCTATTGAGGTGGTCAAGCGCCTCCTGTTCCTGCTCAATGCCCTGCACACGATATTCATTGGACCATTGCGCTAATTTCGACGCCGACGGCTGTCGTCCGGGTCCTTCCCAACGGACAATCTTCTCGTCATCGCCAGAGCCGCGAGTGACGCATCGAGCCGACGGGTCTTTCCATAAAATTGCTTTTAGTAGGCTCATGCGTCCACCTCGATCAACGTAATAGAACTTGTTGCACTGTTCGTTTGACAGTACGCCACAGCAGCGTTGTTCTGACTTGCGAACTCAACATGGTAAGTAATTTCGGCTGCGGTTGCAGGGGAATCCAAGATCGCCCACCCTGCACCGTTACCTGAATTTAATGCTGATGAGGCTGCGTTATACGCCGCGTTCGGCTCGGTTGCGATTGTTGTTTCCGCGCCGCCACTAATGTCCCTGAGCAACTTGAGCTGGCATTTTGTGTTACTTGCGTCTTTTCCCACGCCGCCCATCTCACAGAGGACAATACACTTGTTGGAATCATCCGCCAAGGTAATCGCCAGTGATAATCCAGATGCCGCAAATGTTGAACTCGACGATGATGCCAAAGACGCATACGTTGTGCCAAGCACCTGAACAATCTTACCGCCTCCACCACCAGCCGCCGCCCATGCGACATCGGTGCCATCGGTGGTTAGCACCTGATCGGCATCCCCGACGCCTAATCTGGCTCCCGTCACCGTGCCACTGGTGCCAATTAGGACATCGCCTCTCGTCGTGAGGGGGGAGACATCTGCAAAGGTCGCCGCCGCCGTCGCGCTCGTAATCGCTCCCGTCCCGGCACCCTTGAGATAGTTGCCAGAGGTATGGGTTGCTGCGCCGGTGCCGCCACGGGCCACCACAAGGGTGCCTGCGGTCACATTATCGACATCGAGATAGTAGGAACCGTCTTCCCCGTCAAGGGTTTCGGCGTCCCCGCCACTGGCTCCAACGCGACCAGAGGCAGCGGAGGCCAAGATCGTTAATTCCGCGCTCCCGGAGGTATACGCGCTGACTCGCGCCCTGATCAGCTTAATACCAGCCACGTTCGCTGACCAGGCTCCAGCAGCCGTCGCATTTGTCACGGCAGAGGTGCTGCTACTCGGCAACATCCGCAACGAGACCCATGTTTGTCCATCAACGGTAGCTTCAAACTGGACGGTGAGGGTGAATGTGCCGCTTAATTGGAGGGCCACACCCCCAAATCCACGCACATCCAGCAGTAAAAGTTCACCATTCGCATCAAAAATGCGAGTAGTAAGCGGAGCAGGAACCATTGTTAGCCCTTCTGACGCGCTTTGCGTCGCGGTTTAGCGTTCGTTTTAGGTTTCGCTGGAGCTTTCGATACCCCACTCCAGAGAGCAGGCGATTCGGCCCAGTCCGACCCTAGTGCGCGATCTTCTTTCTCGGAAAAGACCACCTGTGTTGCGCCGTCACGGTGATATCTTACGCTCGGATATGATTGATGTATGTACGGAATTGCAGCAGCCACGATGAATCCTTTCCCTGCCATACCTGTGCCAGCATCATGCCGCCTAGCACGCTCATTGCCACCATCGGCAAATACATCTGGTGTTCACTTAAAAAATTGTATTGCGGCACCACCAACCGTGGGAAAACGGAGAGTAATATCCAGCCACCCGCCCACGTCCATACTGGTGCCTTTTGCCACGTCTTGACCATGACAAGAATCGACAGAAAGATCAACCATCCTCCGACAAACCGCCATAATAAACTGAGGGTTGCCATATCATGATCGACGGTGAACCCGAACGGCCAGATCGCTAGGGCAAATAACCGAGAGAACGCACCCACTTGGGTGCCAAAGAACTCCGCCCAGGACAAGGATGATCCTCCCGCATGAACCGGCAGGGTCATCCACGCGCTGAACGTCGGCCATTGCACCAGACAGAGTAACGCGACCACTCCTGCCCCATAACCCATCAGCTTCACATGCTGTCGATAGATCAGGCAGGTCCAGAACATTAAGCCCATGACCACTACGCCAATTTCCTTGGTCCATCCAGCCAAAATTACGGCAACCGCCGCCACCATCAGCCCCCGCTGTCCATTGCGAAGTCCCCACAGGGCGACCAGCGCACAGCAGGTCAGGAGGAGATCGCCACGGACCGCGACATAACTCACCGCTTCACTCATCAGCGGATGAACAGCAAAGATGCCGGAAGCAAAAATCGACCCTAACCGCCCAATCAATGGGATGGCAATAATCGCCACGAGGATACTGTTCGCTAAATGAACACCCAGATTCAGCATGTGAAACCATGCGGGACTCACCGGCCAGCCAAACATGATGTAAACGTCAGACTGAAACTGAAAACTGTAATTGGTGAAGGCTCGACTCGGCCACGTCCAGAGAATCTCCTGATTGACCGCCCCTAACCAGCGGACATCTTCGTAGACAAATGGCGCGGCCTTCATCGGCAAATACATGCAGAAGGCTAGTGCGACAAGCAGCGCTACTGAGAGGCGATAATCTTCTGTCTCGTAATCCATGCGTGCGCCGCAATCGTTTCCTGTAACCTGTATAAGTTCATGACCGGGGTCAACCGTGCTAACGCCCGGTCGTATTCCCCATGCTGCGCTTCGAGCAATGCCAGATTGGTTTGGGCGACCGAAATCCCGCTGGCGCGTTCATTGTCGGAACGATGGGGATGCTGCGCCAACCGGGTCGAGCGCTGAAAACAGTCAATGGCAAAGTGTTCGGCGCGGTCAAGGAGATAGTGCGCCCCCAGATTGTTCCACGGACGTGGTTTGTCGGGAGATGCCTCAATCGCCTGCCGCCACAGATGCAGCGGATGGCCCCACCGAAAGACCTGATTCACAGTGGCGACGCTCCACACAAGGAAGAGCGCCACCACCAGAACCTTTCCTACCATCATTCTCTACGGCAAGGTTGTCGGGGTTGAACTCTCGACAAGAATCGCCGCCCGTGCGCCACGCCATGCACTGGAATAACACTGCCAGAGAATTGCGCGTTGCACATTGATCCACGGAAGATACAGGGCTTGCCCTGTACCTTCTGAACACGCCTCGGCGGTTTCTGGATCAATCTGTTGAAAATGATTGCCAGCACCCGTAAAGGCCGCATCTCCACTCGCCTGCGCTTGGGCGCGAGTCCCAAGGATGCCGCGAATGACGCGAATGGACGTACCCGACACGGACGAAATCTGCATCGCTTCGTCATTGACCCAGACAAACTGTCCAGCCGAAAAATTCGTCCCGGACGCGACCGTAATCGTCGCCTGAGAGTTATTAATGGCCGCACTGAGGGTCGTGCGTGTCATGTATGTCTGTGCATTCACCTGCTGTGACATGCCTACCAAGAAGCCTGCCACCAGCAGAATCAAGAAGAATTTACGCATACTACACCTTCCTTTCATCTGTTAAGCGGCTGCAATCGCCACCGACCACTCTGGTCGTTGGGTCTTGATGCCATAGAGGACGTCAAAACGACTCTTCCAGATATCGGAATCGCCGTCATACCATTCGATATACCGCAGACCGACGCCTGACTGTGAGTCATACTTCATCGAAGCCTGATTCACACCCTTGGGACGCTCTAGCGGCACGATTGCCAATGTTACGGCTTCTTCGTTGAACGCAACACCCTGAGAATACACAGTCCCGGTTGCTCCGAACACCGTAACGGCTGCGCCATCACCCGGCAACGCACTGACGTTCTGGAACCGTTCCCCTGGTCCCACGATGGATGGCGAAATACTAATCGTCATATCACCGGTCGAGTCACTGATTGCCGCGGTCACGACAAACTGCTGAAGATCAGACAGTGTTGCCTTGGTGACCGGATTGACACTAAATACGCCTGCTACCGTGAAGCGGTCGCCCACCGTGAGGTTCGACGCGCCGCTGTCCCAGCCATCCGTGATCAGACTTGATCCCGTCTGTCCGGCACCATTGACCAACGAGGTGCCAGCATAGGTGCCAACGGTATGCGTATAGACGTTCTGGTCGGTATACCAGTTGTAGCCTGCCACATAATCCGACACTTCTGCCTTGTCGAACACCTCGTTAATTTTACCTGAACGATGAAAGTAGTCTCTCAACGCATAGGCAATATCACCTTCCATCTCCGCATTGACCATCAAGTGCCGTTCACCATTGCCACGGGGACAGGTGAAGTTCGTCAGCTTGACGCCTGCGTCAATGTAGGTTGCCATTGTGGTCGGAGTCGTTCCCGGAGTACCGACGGCATTGAATGTGGCCTTGGTCACATCTTCGAGGATGTTCGCATCGACTTCATTCGCCAGTCGGACAATCGCAGGCTTTAACACCTGCTGTGTCAAGCTGTTCAAATCCAGCTTGCGCTCCTTGGAGGTCATTGAAAAGTCCACACCTTGCTGACGATCTAACGTCAGCGTATCGGACTGCTCTTCAATGTCCTGCCCCGCCCACGCTTGGCCGGTCCGAACGGTGAACTGCGCCGGTTTTCTAATCCGGATCGTATCACCAATCTGACCACCCTTCGACCCGAAGTCGCCTTCGAGCTTTCGACTACAACACTTGGCTGCATAGAGGTTGTTTTCAAACACATCTAG